CCAAATAAAAAATGATGCGTTCGGCCGTAATAAGCCAAACAAGACGACAACAATGTCAATGGATCACAAGGTAGAGTACGAGGGGCAAATGGTCCCGGCATGCCGTTTATTAGATTACAGCGCGTTGATAACAAAGATAAACTACAACGGCGAGTTCTTGTACAACGTGTTACTGGAGGAATATGGGTCAATGAGCGTGAATAATATACGTTGCGAGACACTGGAGCCGACGAGTCCTATAGGGTGTTTGTATAGGGGCGTAGCATATAAAAAAGAGGAAGCGCGACGAAAAGTGGAGATGTTTGTGTGCAAAAAATAAGCGCTAGGGATTAGAAACGCCCCTCCTCCCCGTCCCTGATTGGTCATGTGCAAATGTGTTACATAATAAATAAAGAAGTAATTACACATTAGGACATTGTAAAATAGAAACAAAGGTAACAGTTACCACGCTCTTTTCAAGTGTGAATGTGTAAAAAAATATAGGAAAAACGTAAAAAATAATACAAAATAGAAGTTGTATTATTTTTAAATATATAAATGTGTAAAAAACTTATCTAATGAGAACAAAATTTTAAACTTACATAAAACTTAAATAAAACTTAAATAAAACTTAAATAAAACTTAAATAAAACTTAAATAAAACTTAAATAAAACTTAAATAAAACTTAAATAAACAAATCCAAGTGAAACGTTTCTTTCATGACTTGATCACTTAATTCTATATAATTTATGTCTTCACATAAAGTTAACATCACCCCATGACTCATAGCAAAAAAAACTTGCATTTTAACCAAATCATCACTGAACCGCAAACGTAATCCTTTTTTTCTAATATTAAAACCACCTACACCTACGTTTATATTTTCTACATATATACTATTAATATACGTATTTAACTCTGATAAAAAGATAAACATCTGATGGTGGTTTAATTTTTTTTCAATATGTACTGATTGGTTAATAAATTGTGAGAGAAACTGAATTAATGATGCATAGTGGGTCGGGTTCAAAGAACGAATTATCTCCACTGGTTCAATTAAACCTGAATGAAGCATTTTTTCTGCGATTTTTTCAGGCGGAGTATTGATAATATTACTGAATATATCAAATACAACGTCTTTCGTATTTTCCATTTCATAAACGATGCCAAAGTCTAAAATACATATTTTACATGCGTCATCCGAAGTATCCTTCATAAATAATATATTTCCCACATGCAAATCACCGTGATAGCTGCCATATAAAAAAGTCGTAAGATAGACAAATTTAAGCAACTGTTTCGCATAAGTTTCCCGGTCTGTTTTATCTATATTTTGTAGAGTTTTCCCATATACATATTCCATCAGAATAACATTGGGAAATTGGATAGTAACTTCGGGATACACTTGGGGAATTTTAATATAGTTCAACCGTTGACAATAATTTTGAAACTTCTGAATATTTTTTACTTCCGTGTTGAAATTAACTTGTTGGGTAATAATACCAATATTTTTTTTAACTACCATCGGAAAATCATATGTATTTAGAAAAGGCAACCAGTCCACCAGAATTAAAATAAATAACACATTTTCAATGGCAGAATTTAATTGTTCTTCAATATTTCTGCGTTTTATTTTAACAATAACTGTTTTCCCTTGATGTTCTCCTTGAATTATAGTGCCTTTATATACCAATGAAATCATACCCGCATTTATTGGTTGTTGTTTATCCGGAATATGAATATAATATTTTTCTTCTAACTGTAATAATGAATTAACGTCTATGTCGGCCAATGTCCACGGAGCATTATCGCAGAATTTCATTAACTTACGATTTAACGCATTGTCAATGATTGTATTATTTAAAGCACATGCTTGAAAGAGTTTTACATAAAGTATATTTTTCCGACTCAATTTATGCAAAATATTATCCACGAAAACATCAAAGTCTCTACATAACATATACTCATAAAGAACTAGACATCCTACGTGTGCTAGGAATAAGATATTTTTCAAAAAGTATAAGATAGAATTTATAATTAGCATATTTATCAAGTAATAGTACTAAGTAATAGTACTAATAAATTGTTTAAGCCGGTTGATGACTTTATATAATACCATGGCAACCATTTTTTCAAAAATTAAAGAATTAAATAACTCATCATTGCTGACTTGTGCAGTAATATTGAACTGACCGATTGTGTTGTTTATAATCGTACACGCGAATTCACAATGGGTTAAAGGAGCACAAGTCGCATCAGTTAGCGCATCAGTTATGGCATTATTTTGCTCATTTTTTAAAGAAATTATAAAATTTATAGTGTTGTTCATCATATTTTCAGCAGTGGATTCTTGATTAATAATAAAAGCAAAACTATAGTAATATTGGGGGATGCCAAGGTCAGCAAAAAGGTCTTTGAATAAAATGCAAATATGACGTTCATTCGCATTTATATCTACGGCTGAATAGGATTCAAATAAATCCGGATTTAAATCGTGAAGTAGTTTAATCAGATTCAGATTAATTAATGGGCGCACATCCAGATTATTTTCCAAGGAAAAAGATATATTAAACGTATTATCCGATTTTTTTATAAACTTAACACCATCCTTCTCTAGTAAAATTTTATTATCCATTTATATAATAAAATTAATATATTTATATATATTTATATGTATTAAGATAAATATTTATATGTATTAAGATAAATATTTATATGTACTAATTCTATATATGTCTGCTGATATTTTAGCTAAATTAAAAATAAAAAATATGCCAGCAACAAAAGAAAATATAGTTATTCATATGCCCAACCCTATTAAAAAAAGTGATATCTATATGAAAACTAATATCGTGGATAAGAGTGGGGATGGAGTATTTGACCGGGCCGCATTTATGAAAAAAATATTAGATAAACCCCCTTCAGACGCGGGAAAAGAAATTGTGCCACCAGTGGTAGTGGTTAAACCGTTAGAAGAACCTATTATAGACCCCATCATAATAATAAAACCTAAAGCCACCACTGCCAAAGCCACCAGCGCCAAAGCCAAACCCAAATTAAAGATAGTTGAAGAATTCCCTGGACCTGAAGTAGTTGTGCAAACTATATTACCGACAGCACCTGCCACAGAAGAAGAAGTAGTGATCATTAAGAAACCCGTGAAAAGGAAAACAGTTCCTCCCAGCAAACAGGTCTATGAAGGACCACTTTCTCTTGTGAAGATCGGCGATACACTGATAAATGAACGGGTCAAACCAAAAGAGCCCTCTATCATTATAAGTGCTTCATCTTATTATATGAACAATCGTGAAATCTTCACTAATTTTATGTCATCTTTATTTGGCAAATACAAACAAGACTTATTAACCGACAGCGAAGGCGCAAATTGTGATTATGACCCGGATGCCCCTTTTTCTCTCATGACCCACCAAAAAATCGTTAGGGATTACCTCAATCTCTACACCCCGTACCGGGGTTTACTTCTCTATCACGGTTTAGGATCGGGGAAAACGTGTTCATCTATTGCAATTGCTGAGGGAATGAAAAGTGGAAAAAAAATCATTGTCATGACACCTAAATCATTGCGCATGAATTATCTGGAAGAATTAAAGAAATGTGGCGATGAACTCTATAATAAGAACCAGTTTTGGGAATTTATTAGTACACAGGCCGAGCCAGAACTCGTAGAACCTTTGTCCAAAGTATTGACACTTTCTGTGGAATTTATTCGCAAAGCGGGAGGAGCCTGGCTTGTCAATATGAAGAAAAAATCTAATTTTGACACCTTGAACGCAACCGAGAAAAAAAGTCTCAATGCTCAATTAAACGAAATGATTGGACAAAAATATACATTCATTAGCTATAATGGCATGCGGAAAAGTCATTTAGATGTCTTAAGCAAATCAGGGTCAATTAATCCATTTGATAATTCAGTAGTCATTATTGATGAAGCTCACAATTTTGTCAGCCGTATTGTGAATAAACTTAACCGAACCGATACTTTATCCGGAACTTTATACGATTATTTAATGAATGCGAAAAATGCCAAAATTGTGCTGCTCTCCGGGACACCGATTATTAACTATCCCAACGAAATAGCTGTTCTCTTTAATATCTTGCGGGGGAAAATCAAGACGTGGAGCTTGAAGCTTGCAGTGGGTGGAGATAAAAAGATATCGCAAACATTTTTTCATGACCTCTTTAAAAGTACCATCCTCGGCGGTAATATAATGGACTTCTTAGAATACAAGGCCACGTCTACGACTCTCGTCATAACTCGCAACCCTTTTGGGTTTGTTAATAAAACTGAAAAAGAAGAATATAAAGGTGTCCGCATTGGCGAGCGGGGCGATATTGATGATGACACCTTTATAAACCTCGTCACGAAAATCTTACAGAAGAATGGTATTAAAATTATAGCAGGGGGCGTGAAAGTAGAGAATTATAAAGCTTTACCGGATAAGATAGATGAATTTAAGGCATATTTTATTAATGATGCCAATAAAGAAGTGAAAAATATGAACCTCTTTAAACGCCGAATTTTGGGTCTGTCGTCTTATTTTCGCAGTGCACAAGAAACCCTCATGCCGCGGTATAATAGAAGCCAGGATTTACGCTTGATTAAAATCCCGATGAGTGATTTTCAGTTTGGCATATATGAAGAAGCCCGGATAGAAGAGCGGAAATTAGAAAAACGGAATGCATCTAAAAAGGGCAAGAAGAAGAAAAATAAGGAGGGGGTGGATGAGGAGTCAGTGTCCACTTACCGCATTTTCTCTCGGGCTTTCTGTAACTTTGTTTTCCCGCGGCCGGAAATACCTCGCCCGATGCCTAAAGATGGTGATTTAATCGCCTCCGTATCGGCGGAGATGGACGAAGATGTCTTAGATGCGCTCACGAATGAAGAAAAGCTGGAAAATGTAGATGGCCGATATGAAGCGGATGAATTATCTGAAGAAGCTGGGGTGCAAGGTGAATCCGGGGTGCAAGGTGAATCCGGGGTGCAAGGTGAATCCGGGGTGCAAGGTGAATCCGTTCGGGGCAAAGATAAAGTCATCTATGAGAAAAATATTGCCACTGCTTTAAAACAACTCGCCGCCAATAAAGAGAAATATTTAACACCCACTGCTCTAGAAACATACAGTCCGAAATTCTTGAATATTTTGGAAAATGTACAAGATATTGATCACGAGGGGTTACATTTAATTTATAGTCAGTTTCGCACATTGGAAGGCATCGGTATTTTAAAAATGGTATTTGAAGCCAACGGCTTTGTCCAATTTAAAATTAAAAAAATTGGTGAATCGTGGCAACTCAATATGACGGATGCGGAGATATCAAACCCAAACCGTTTCGCTCTGTACACCGGAACAGAAACTGATGAAGAAAAAGAAATCATGCGGAATATTTTTAACGGTGATTGGAAATATGTCCCCCTTGCAATTGAAACCAAGTTGAAAACTATGGCTATAAATAATATGTATGGTGAAGTAATTAAAATCCTCATGATTTCCGCCTCCGGAGCTGAGGGTATTTCTTTGAAAAATGTGCGGTATGTTCATATTACAGAGCCGTATTGGCATCCTGTGCGTATGGAGCAGGTCATTGGGCGGGCTCGGCGTATTTGCAGTCACAAGGATTTGCCAGAGGCTTTGCGCACCGTCACGGTGTTCTTATACTTGATGATTTTTAGTAAAGAACAATTGGCAAGTGACCGGTCTATTGAACTACGTTTGCAAGATAAGAGTAAAATAGACGGTGAAACGCCTTTGACAAGTGACGAAGCCTTATTTGAAATCGCTACTATCAAAGAAAACATCAATATGAATATTCTCCAGGCAGTGAAGGAAGCCTCTTTTGATTGTGCGTTGCACGCCAAAGTCGGGGCAACGGAGAAATTGAAGTGTTTTACATTTGGAACATTAAATGCAAATAAATATTCGTATTATCCATCAATTGCTGAAGAAGAAATGGATGATGTTGCAGAAAAAAACAAAGGCGTACGGGTCTCAACTGTGGTGGATTTCAAATGGATTGATGGGGTAACCTACAAATATAATAAGGATAATGGAGAAGTATATGACTTGGAGAGTTATAAATTGGGTAATCCCCAAACCGTCGGGAAATTAGAGATTATCGGAACCGGCAAAGATGCCCAATATAAGTTTGAAAAAGTGTAAGTTTGAAAATATAAATTTGTAAAGGGCTATTTATTATTGACAACTGCACCTCAACAGTTTCGCTGTGCATTGTGAAAACATTAACCAAATCCAAAACATATTTACAACATATAAACATTTGATTGTGCTTATAACTATTCTTGTGTGTTCTTCTTCATTGTTATATTTGGTAATACAAATATAACAAGAATGTAATTGTTGGTATAAATAATAAATGAATGCTGTATTTATAAAACCTACAAAGAACTCAAATATATACTGTTTAGCAGAGCAAATGTTCATTCTCAAAAGTGTTGGTATATATACATACATATATATATTGGAGGATTCAATTTTATTGTTTAATTTATGAATTAAATGATACCTGTTTGAAACGCGACTTGGTCTAGTTTATCTATTATTTTTTCTTGATTTTCCAAAATTAACGTATTATCAAGTAGTATTTTACTTAAATCGGCTTTCATTGTAGTTAGGTCTGCTGTTACTATGTTGAGCTCCGCTTTTACACCTGTTAGCTCCGCTTTTAATAGTTCAAACTCTGGTGTTATATCTTCTGTACTATTTTTTTTCTTTAATTTATCCATAAAATTAAAGACATTTGTCTCTTTATCATTTGTCTGTCTATCATTAATTGTAAGTCTTACATTATCCTCTGCAAAGCTTACTTTTTTAAGATTAATAAAACTACTCTCGTCAATGTTGGTAGGGTCGCCAATCTTAATATGATTTGTTGAATTTACATTTGAATTTACAATAGGGTGTGTATTGTTTTTAACATTAGAATTTGTATTAACAATTGTTCTTTTTCCATTATTGATCCACTCGTTCGCTTCCATTGGATTCTGTGTTTCTAATACTTGACTTAGTTGTTGTTCTCTCCATGTTATCGTTTGTGAGAGCTTCATATCCATTTCTGAACCAATCGGTTCATCATCAATTTTGTCAGAGAAGTCAATTATTTGTGGTTTGACAGGTTGAATTAAACTGTTGAATTCTTCTTGTTTCGTTTGGAGGCCTTTTTGAAAGTGTGCTTGTTTTTTGGTAAGTAAATCCGCAGAAGTCACAGGCACGTGGTGTTGTGTCGTAGTTGGCATCTCTCTATATTTTATAACTTCCTCCATCATTCTAAGTATACTTTTTTTATTTAATTCTAGAATAGAATCATTTACCGATATTATACTTTTAATCCCTTTCAAAATTTCTTCAAAATCAGCCTTGATATTATTGACATATTTATCTGATAAACCGGTAAATACATTGTTTTCTACCATAATGTCCCATAAGATCCGTTTATTCGCTTGTGACGAGAATTTATCCGGTAAACTCATTCCGGTTTCATCATGTTTTATTGTATTACTCATTCCATAATATTGTAAACTATGTTTATATTAGTTTATAATAAAACACTAAAATATTTACCATGTGATAAAATATTTATCAATTAATTAAAATACTTTAGGCGCGTTTTCTTCATATTTTCATCGGGAATACGATGTTGCATAAAATAATGATAGTCGTGTGCATCCGTTACCATACTAATGACAAAATACAATGAGTACATACCACATTCGGTATTTTCATATTGATGCTCCATTGGAGCATTTTGTTGAAAGGTCAATGTTATGTCCAATGTTTTAGCATTTTTAATTATCCGATCACATAAGGTGGCAATCTCCTTCGGTACTGGGTCCCCATTACTGTCAAAAAAGAAAATGAACCCCTTCTTAATATTTATAAAGAGAGAAATCCAATGAGACCCACTTAAATAGTGCGGGTCTGTATTAAATATGACCCCAATTTTATTCTTACCTTTGGCTATATGTTTTTTCAAATCAAAATGGCAGAGTTCCTCCCACACACATTTCCCGTATAATTCTTTTGTATCAAAATCAATCGGACTGGGACCGATAAAATCAAAACATTTATATGTCCGTTCATATTGTTTCATCACGGTTTCAATATCCACACTAGACAACCACTCTGTCGGGTTTTTCTTCCAAGTTTTTGGCGATTTTGGTGTAAAAGTATAGGAGGCGAGTTCTTTATCCAATCCATTCGCAACAAACTGTTGATTTAACCAGCAAGTTTCAATATCACATACGTCCTGCATATTGAATTTTAAATGCTTCCAAATATCGTGAGGTGTTTCAGCTTGGATTTTGTGGTCCGGATGTCGGGAATTCCATAAATTCCGCATTTTAATTAGGGAATTGTTACTATAACAGGTGTAATCTTTTTTTTCATTAGAGGGAGCGCAGTTGGCTTTTTTAAATGCACGTCTGGTCTGTTTATTATTATTTTTTTTAAACAACGTATTTCTGGTATGCTTTTTTTTATGCTTACGTTTTTTTGCGGTTGTCATTAATATTACGTTATATATTTTTTTTCTATTGTTTTGATATTTCCTTGTTTTTTTTAACCTTTTCTTTAACACCTTTTTTTTTTAAACTCGGTTCTTTCAAATCTATATCGGTTATCAAGGGAATAAAACGCGTCTCTTTAGAATCATTCGGTTGTTTAATTACAAAATTATCTAAAGTAGATACCCCGGTATGTTTTCGCATCATTGCATTGTTTATGGTAATATCTTTATTGGTATTGGGTATTTCACTATCCATACCGTCATTAACTATAACTAAAGTATTTTCGTCTTTTACGGAGTCAACTGTATTGTCACTTGATAAATATTGTTGCTGGATAATGTCGGTTGTGTCCACCATTTTAAAATACTTAATCAAGCCGTTGACATAAGTATCATAGATGGTTTTAATATAACTATTATCTGGTATTTCACCTTTCAACATATCTTTAGTTAAAGCTGTTATTCGTTTCCTATAAAACTTGATATCCGATTTACTATTGTGCTCCGGATTTTGAGTTTGCTGTTTTAGCACTTGCTGATACAGAGGATTGGTTAAATAAGTTAAAGAGGCAATTTTAGTGTCAAACGGTTCCATTTTTACTTTTAGAAAACACTTTTAGAAAAAGCGTGACAAAATTACGCACAACCTTTTAAACAACCTTTTAAACAACCTTTTAAACAACCTTTTAGGAAAAGGTTGGACCAAAAAACAACCTTTTAAAAAAAGGTTGGACCAAAAATTCAGAGTAAATTCAGAGTAAATTCAGAGTAAATTCAGAGTAAATTCAGAGTAAATTCAGAGTAAATTCAGAGTAAATTCAGAGTAAATTCAGAGTAAATTCAGTTTTTATTTTTGGCCCAACCTTTTAAAAAAGGTTGTGTTTTGTCCCCACCTTTTTTTAAAAGGTGGTATATATATGTACGGTCTTGTCAACGGTGTCTATTTTTGTAATTCAGAGAGAGTAGAAGAATTAAATAATCGCATTGCTGAACGCAATATTCCTTCCCAGCAACTACAAGCCCAGTTTGATATTCGTCCTGTGTCCTCTAAATATGCCTTGATGCCGATTTATGACCGACGTGCGATACCCACCGTTCCGATTGAACGGATGCCCACTTATGATTTAGCCACTACATTTAATCCAGGTAATGGCCAGGCCCCTTGGAGTGGTTATGCAACCAATATTGACGATAACTCCCGTCTCCGCAATCAATTTTTCGCCTTACAAAAATGCGATCAAGCCTATTATATCCCTCCTACCAATAGCGACATGTATAAAGTGGAAGTTACGGGTCAAGCGGTTCATCAACCTTTTCCCGATTTATTTACAAAACAGACGTTTCAACCCTTTAATCCGAATACATGTGGGGTCGGTGGAAATTTTTTTGACAATTGTATTCGGCAACAAATTAAAAATTGTAGTCCTGAGAAAGTGTGTAAATAATATCAGAAAGAGAAACAATGAAAAAACGCAAATGCAACGTTACACCATTTGACATTTTACATTTTCAATGGTCTAAAAGTGTGAAAGTGTAAATAAAAATTGAATTGATTTTAGAGATTGTATTATAGTGTAACCCCCCTTAACAACCATACACTAAAAAAGATGTCTTTTATCCAAGAAAACACCAGCAATATTACCCGTTCTGAAGCAACCCAACTGGTTGAAATGTATATGAATTGTACAAATGACCCGTTATCACAAAAAGGTCGCAAATGTAAGTATGCATCTCCGAAGGAAATGTTTCGCAATAGGACCAAGTATAATCATATGGGCGCGGTGCTAGTTGGCAAAGGGCCTTCTGATAAACACGCTGAAACCAGTGATATGTTCTTCAACACCATCAAAGAACTTGTTAATTCTCTGGGGAAGGAACAGTTTGACACAACCCAAAAACGCATCCGCGCTACATTTATGCCCCATATTGACAAAACTGATTCACTTCAAGTGTTGACGTTTTTGAGTTTAGCCCTTGACAATTATCTTCAACAAACACATGAACATATCGCAGAAAAACTTGGTGACAATACATATGAGTACAATGATTGTTCACTGTGTGAATGGGCCGGTACTGACTACTTCTATTACAGTACCATTTATGGATTGAACAAACCGGTCTGCGGTATGTGTGTTGAGGAAAAAGAGAAGGAAGTGTTTCACAAAGAAGAGAAATATACTGGCGATGGGCTTGTATGTGGTGATTGTATGGATGAAGAAGAAGACGAAGACGAAGACGAAGACGAAGAGGATAGCGAATATGTACCAAGTGATGAAGAAGACGAAGACGAAGACGAAGACGAAGACGAAGACGAAGACGAAGACGAAGACGACACATATTGCCAAGAAAATGACGACCCAGAAAAGTTCTTCGGATGTGAAGGATGTCAATATGAATGGCGTGACGGATGGCAAAAAGGATGGAAAACAGCAATGAAACAAATCAAAAATTTCGCCAAGCAACAAAAACGTCCTGAAAACATTCATATTCCAGAATGTGCCTCTTGTGGAGCCTCACACAACTTGAAAAAGTGTAATGGAACTTGTGAAGGCGCAGTTCTGTATTGTTCAACGGTGTGCCAACAAAAACACTGGAAAGAAGGACACAAACAAGACTGCTCCAACAACTAAAAAAGATAAAATATTGGGAATAAAAAATAACTATAAAATATATAATTTATCGTATATTTTATAGTTATTTATAGTAAAAATATTGAAGTTACAGTATTTTTTTTCATGTTTGTATAGGTGCAAATGTGCAAAGGAAGGTGTTAAAACTACATAAAGCGTGATTGTTATGTATTAATAATCGTATAAATAATGTGTGGCATTTTTGCTTTACTCAATAATTCTACCACATTTTGTTCAAAAACCATTCATAAGAGTTTTATGTTAGGTGTGAACCGCGGTCCTGAACAATCTGAACTGAAATACAATGATGATGATGTATGTTTAGGTTTTCATCGGTTGGCAATTAATGGGTTAAATTCTGCATCGGGTCAACCCATGACATTTAACAACATTACTTTAATATGTAATGGTGAAATTTATAATTATAAAGAACTCTATGCCTTATTGGAAATGGAGGGGATGACCAAGTCAGATTGTGAAGTAATTATTCATTTATATGCTCGGTTTGGATTAGAATATACACTCCAGCTTCTTGATGGTGTCTTTGCATTTGTCTTGCATGATTTACGTGATGATACCCGTCCATTACTACACGTAGCCCGCGACCCGTATGGGGTGAGACCATTGTATATGGTGAATCCAAACCCCCAGTTACCATCAAGCACCGAACCAATTTTCGCCTTTGCGTCGGAACTAAAAGTCCTACATCATTTGTGTAGTAGTGTAGATTCTTGTAATGAAAAAACCTATTCTAAATTCTATTTTTCTCACGTGATGCCGGGGACCTATTTAACCTTTCAGAAAAATCATGATTATACTGAATGGTTACTTAGCGAAAGGAACAAATATCATACTTGCAAGTTTATTAACGGGTGCAAGTTTATTAACGGGTGCAATCAAGATAATATACCCGTGGAAAATTTATGTGCGACACCATCTATTAACATAGATAATGGTGACATATATGAAAACATTTACAGAATGTTAGATGCCGCGGTGAAGAAACGTGTGGTCGGGACGAGTGATCGGAAAATCGCATGTTTATTATCCGGGGGGCTGGATAGTAGTCTTATTGCTGCCTTAGTGCACAAGTATTACGACGGCGAACTAGAAACCTACAGTATTGGTATGCCAGGTTCAGAAGATGTGAAATACGCTGAAATCGTTGCAGAATACTTGGGGACCAAACACACATCTATTATTGTCTCTGAGACGGATTTCTTTGACGCTATTCCGGAGGTGATTAAAACCATTGAAAGTTATGATACTACCTCAGTTCGGGCGAGTGTCGGGAATTACTTGCTCGGAAAATACATTAAAGCGAACAGTGATGCGAAAGTGATTTTTAACGGGGACGGTAGTGACGAATTGACAGGTGGATATTTATATTTTAAAGCGGCTCCAAGCGACACAGAGTTTGATTTGGAATGTAAACGTCTCTTGTCTAATATTTACGCCTTTGATGTTTTGCGGTCTGATAAATCCATTTCTTCGCATGGATTAGAGCCCCGCACCCCTTTTCTAGACCGAGGGTTTGTGGATTATTATTTAAGTATTCCGGCTGCTTGGCGGAATACCAATAAAACTGGTGTGGAGAAACAGCTGCTACGCCAAGCCGTTGCTACTTGTGACCCAACGTTGTTACCGAATATCGTATTGTGGCGAAAAAAAGAAGCTTTTAGTGACGGTGTAAGTAGTTTACAGAAATCGTGGTATCAAATTATTGAAGAAAAAATTACGGTACTTGTAGAGTCGGGTGGCGTGTGTTTACCCACGAGTCCCAATTACAAAAATATAAATCTGCCGACGACATTGGAGCAAAACTATTATCGTTTTTTATATGAGAGTTTTTATCCAAATACGGCTTATATTGTGCCGTATTTTTGGATGCCAAAGTTTGTCAAGGCAACCGATGCGAGTGCTCGTACACTGATGATATATAATGAATAAATATCATATTTTTGTAAAAAAACGTACCTTTGTTTGTTTTTTATTATTTTTCTAGTTTTTATTATTTTTTATTTTTTTCTAGTTTTTTTGTTTTTATTTTTTTCTAGTTTTTACTACCTACCATTCACTGTCACCCCAAGAGGTGCTTTCTGGAGTATAACTCTTAAAAACTGGCTCTGCATCTGGCACTGCATCTGGCACTGCATTTGGCACTGCAGCAGCTTCTTGCGGAACTGTTTGTTTTGCGTTTGACGCCGCAACTCTACCCGCCCAGCTATCTGCAGGCGATGTAAATAACACAGTTGGCTCCTGTGTTTTCTTTTTCTCGGCAACTGGCTTTAATTCTTCTTCATCTTCATCTGAAAGAAACACCTCAAGAACCGAAAATTTGTTGTCGGCACGGAGTGTTCTTTTAACACCTAAAGGCGCTTTTTGCACAGGTTGTTTTTTTGTCTCTGTGCTACTTGCCGGGTGAGATGATAGCGTCGGGCAGTAGCGTTTTGTATGACCATTCTCTCCGCAGAGCTGGCATTCAATGTTTAGCAAAACCGCGCACTGGACAAACCCTTTATTGTCAAATTGATTGTGCGTGGCGTAGTCTACTTTGCCAGCATTATGGCAAAACTTACAATAGAGCGAGGTTTTCATATCCGTCGCCGTAGCCTTGGCTTTAGGGAAGGGACAGCGTTTCTCAATGTGCCCATTCGTGTTGCAATTCTTGCAACAATGCTTTAAAAGTTTGGGGCAAGTAAGTTTACCGTCAACGGGTTTGCTAAATTGCCAATGGCTCGTATACACTTGAATTGGTTCACCGGCCCCTTTGCAGAAGGCACAATTGGGTGTTGCGGTTGAATTTACTTGAGGTTTTCCGGATTTGATTTTGTGGTCAGCATGGCGTTTCATCATTTTACAGTTTAGTTGCGTTGTTCGTCGTATTGGTTGGTTGAAATACTATATACTTATTGTTATCTGTCTATTTCAATTTTAAAATATTTGTATGTAAATGTTAAAATTTTTTTAAATTTTTTTAATCAATTTAAATTTTTTTATATATATAAATTGATTTAATAAATACAATAAGCCATTATTGTATTTACAACACAAGAATGGCTTTCAATCAGTTAAGACGGTGCAAATTCAGCTTAAATAACTTTCAATGCGCTCTGGGACAGAAAAAAAATGGTGTTCAATTTGGTGGGGGAGTTATTTTAAATAATTTTATGAAACGAAAGCATAGACACATTTCAGTACACGTAAACAATATACCTATACATACTACCGCTGATTATCAAAAAGGTTTTAACATTGTCCGAGATAATATTAGAACCAACAAATTTAATATCAACATTGGAGGAGATCACAGCATTGCTGCTGCTTCTATTCAGCCTTTGCTGGATTATTATAAGAATGATTTACTGGTCGTCTGGATTGATGCACATGCTGATTTAAATACATATGATGCTTCTTTAACAAAAAATATGCACGGAATGCCTGTAGGGGCATTAACAGGGTTAATGGACCATTGGTATAATGGAGCATCCAATAAATCTAAGCGGACTATCTTAGATGTAAATAATTTATTATATGTTGGTATAAGGGATTTGGACGTATTTGAATGGGACACAATTGCTAAGCGGAACATTCGCTATTTTCCGACCTATACAAGTGACGTTATTCAATTTATAAAAACCCATCCGGCCCACCATATTCATATTAGTTGTGATATTGACAGCATGGACCCGAATATTATGCCTTCTACAGGCACACCTGTTCCAAATGGACTCACACTAAAAAACGTGGCAAAAATTATAAAAGCAGCCAAGCCTCGGTTAGTTGGGTTTGATTTGGTAGAGTTTAACCCATTGATTGGTGATAAACGACAAGTGCGAACAACACTAAATAATATTCATAGATTGTTAACTAAAGTTGTAGATACGTAAAATACAAGAATAATGATAAATATATACAATATTGTAAATAATATTGTATATATATATATATATATATATAAATAGATGTATACAGTTTTTTATAACAAGCTTATAAAAGTATTAAACTTTTTGGCGGATTTTTCAGACAAAGAATGGCACAAAAATATTTATAAATATATTAATTATATCTCCATTGCATTAATTCCCATTACATATACGGGGTTATTTTCAGTGAATCCTCAATACATTAGTATTGTTCATAATTTTATATTGTACTATGTATGTATAAGTTTACTAATACGGTTTAATCCTTTAATAAAACAAAACACTTCAGCGGCTTATGTAGAGTTTAACCGAAACGTTGCGTTTACCGCCAGTCTCATTTTATTGTCTACACTGGTTTCAAAAAATGCATCAGACGTATTTTTATCGTAAAATATATTACATTAGATAAACATATTCTTTTTTCGGGTCGTTTTGGTTTTAATACTAGATTTTTGTTTCCTCGTATTTTTGGTCCGACCCTTTTTAAAGAAATTTTCCAAATGGATTAATAATTGTTTACTCACGACTTTGTCAGTGTTTTGTTCTAGCTCACTTTTACGCATTACAATGTAATTATACCGTTTCATACTATCCACAATGTTGCTGACAAATGCAGTCTTATCTACTGACGTTTTTTTCATAAATGCGTCATAATAGCGTTCGGCCATAGTTTCATAAGGTAATGAGAAAACATACGGTTTAACATTGATGTAATAGACATTATCTTGTTCCATTAAGGGATGAAATTGGTCATCAATAAAACAGATTTCAGTATTGTTGGGAATTTTTGTACACCTGATGAGATCATCCATACTTTTGGCGTGACTGGTGCGACACATTTCAATTACTTTATCCCGGATTTTGAAAGCCGCAATTATTTTATCAAATAATCCATAGTTGATTTTCATATTAAAATAATCACTCAGCATTTTCACCCAACTTTTCGGTCCTTGATTGTTGGTATAAATCATCACCTGGTCACATACATTATTAATTTTCTGTTCTTTGACAAATTCCAATATTTTAAGTATATTCGGTCTCAAAAATTCTTCAAACAAATCTAGGACATCAAAAAACTGTTCTTTTGATAATGTATTACCATGATATTGTTCTAAAGCGTCACAAAATATGCCAAGCTCAGTAAAACAACCCAAGGTTTCATCTAAATCAAAAACCACAATTTTAAGTGGTTTTATATTAGACTCTTCTAGCTTCAGCATGTGTTTTATTTATTATAAATTAGAGAGAAGTTTATTTTATAGAAAAAATATAATCACAGAAATCAAGTAATAATAGGGTGAATAAAAAAACATGTATTTGTTATGCTAATATAGACACTTTTACACCATTGGACATTTAAAATGTCCATTGTAACGTTGTCTTTGTGAATGATAACTCGCCGGCAAGTCGGCGTTTTAAATGTCCAAAGGTGTAATAAATAAATAACGTCTATTTATATATATATATATATATATATATATAATAATAATAATAATGAAAAGAGTTGTACAAACATTAGCAATACATTTTTTTTGTATACTATTTTTTGCCTTTTTTTATTACTATTTTTCAACACATTTTGATAATAATAAACAAACATATTATAATCGTGAATCCATCATAGATTCCGCTATAGATTTTTTTCTCCTTAGCACAACAATTCAAGCAGGAGTGGGTGTAAGTGATATGTTCCCCATTTCAGTATATGGCAAATTACTCTTGATAAGCCAGCAATTAATTATGATATCTATAAGTGTAATAACAATTTATATTTTCACAGAGTAAAATGTTGAATTTTGCCACACTTTTTTTAAAAGTGTATTTTTGCCACACTTTTTTTAAAAGTGTATTTTTGCCACACTTTTTTTAAAAGTGTATTTTTGCCACACTTTTTTTAAAAGTGTATATAAAGGCAAGTTCATGCGTTTGTCATTGAATGATTATATTTCCATATTAAAGTTCTATAAAATTGATGTTTCACGCATGAAAAAAAAAACTATTAAGCAGAAAGCTGAAGAGATTTTAGCCGAAAAGTTGTGTCGGTGTATTAAAAAAGTGAGTAAAAGCTTAAAACCTGATATTAAAAAAAATAATAATAATATAAAAAAACGTACAGAATCACGTGCAATTGCAATCTGTAAAAATAGTATCTTTACAAAAAAAAACGTATCTTCGGCCAAATTCAAATGCAAAGGCACAGCGAAATTATTACCAAGTAAAAATAAACACAATAAATTGACGAAAATACATATGTTGGGCTAATAGCTATATAATTGAGATAACTACATATAAGATTATCATTCGCTAAGACCCTAGATACTTGAGAGCCGAGAGAATAACTTGCTCTTGTTCATTTAATTTCTGAAAGATAATATTTTCCGTCATATTTAGCTGAAATAACATACCCCTACTATTTTTACATACAAGATGTATATCGTCAGACACTTGTTTCAGATGACACAGAAGACCGCCGTTGGTTAACCGCACATTGTCCTTATCTTTATTCTTCAGTGAAATCCAACGGATATAACTTCCGTACCGCAGATTATCCAAGTTGTCCACATACCGATACGTCTTCAATTGTTTACTCAAAGATTTTAATATTTCTTTGGGTAAATGAAGTTGTTGAAGAATCGTATTTTTGTCGTTGGCGATTTTCTCATAGTTTAGCTGAATCAAATTTTCATTATTGTCATTTTCTAAGGCAGTTAATAATTTATTGATGTCCATTTAAGTATATGTAGCTTATAATAGAGAGATATAGTAAAATATTCGTAAATAGTTTTTGTTCTATCTGTTTTCCATTGTTCTATATAGAGTTTTTTAAAGTGTATATATAAATGATTGATGCGTCAAATCCTCAACCTACTAAAATTTCTATGAAACAAATTGTCGGAAGTTTATACAGCAATAATGCAAAAGTCTATTATAAACCCCATAGCTTACCATCGTGTGGCGTAGGCACTGTAAAGAATAGCCGACATACCGCGAAAAAAACATAAAATATGTAATTTTTCCTTGCTGTATTATTTTACATTAAATCTTCCCAATCGTCCACTACATTTTCCTCTGTATTTTGCGTCTGTTCATGTTCCTGCTTCGCTGGCGCGTTATGCTTCGCTGGCGCTTTAAGATTTGCTGGCGCGTTATGCTTCGCTGGCGCGTTATGCTTCGCTGGCGCGTTATGCTTCGCTGGTGCGTTATGCTTCGCTGACGCATTGTGCTTCGCTGACGCGTTATGCTTCGCTGACGCATTGTGCTTCGCTGACGCATTGTGCTTCGCTGGTGCGTTATGCTTCGCTTGCCCCCTTGTGGCGGCCACATTATTTATAAATTGTTTACATTTAACTGATTTACCAATTTGTGTTGCAAATTGGTCTTCATAAATTTCATTATCATAGTCCTCTTCTGAAGAATATGATGACGATGAAGAACTTTTATAGGAGGACATTTTCTTTGTCGGCTTCGTTAGTTGTTACTTGGGTTGTGTATTATAATATATTAAGTAAATAATTCAATTTTATATTATATACTTATTACACCATTGGACATGTTAAATGTCCAATGTAAAATTGCTTCGCATCAACAAATAACGTAAAATATATATTAAGTATTATTGAATAAAATTGATTTGTTCAATAATACTTAATATATATTACAATCAAACTAAAAATACTCTATATAATAAAATGACTGACTGTACAAAAGAGTGTGCTATTTGTGCTGAAAAATACAACAATAGTACATTAAAGCAAATTCCGTGTGAATATGGTGATTGTAATTTTAGTGCATGTAAAGCCTGTGTTCGCACTTATTTATTAAGCACCACAACGGATCCACATTGTATGGAGTGCAAAAAAGTCTGGACCGAGCAATTTATTGTTACACATTTGAACCGTTCCTTTATCATTACTGATTACAAAACTCACCGCCGCACATTGCTTCTAGACCGCGAAATCAGTAAAATGCCCGAAACCATGCCTGCTGCTGAGCGGTATAGTCGCATTGAAGTTCAGAAAGCCGTTAGTACCAATTTAAGCAAACAAATTAAAGAAGCCCGGGAAGTCCTAGACGAATTACAAACTCAATTCTATGCGTCTCAAAGACAATTAAACGTCATTAAAACCGGGAAAGAAGATACGACCGTAGAACGGAGGAAATTTATTATGCCATGCCCCAACAGCGATTGCCGAGGCTATCTCTCGTCGCAATATAAATGCGAATTGTGTCAATTGCATACTTGTGTGGAATGCCACGAAATTATCGGTCATAGTAAAGACGACCCACATACATGCAAGGAAGAAAACGTGCAAAGTGCGGAATTGATTAAAAAGGAGACGAAACCGTGTCCGACGTGTGGGACGCGCATCACCAAGCTCAGTGGTTGTGACCAAATGTGGTGTCCGGCGTGCCACAAAGCCTTCAGCTGGCGTACGGGATTAGTAGATAATGGTGTCATTCATAACCCACATTTCTATCAATACCAGCGGGATAATGCGGCCGCGACCGGAGGTGTTGTCCCTCGTGTGCCAGGAGATAACCCCGGCGGATGTGATGCCATTTGCCAATGGCACGATTTAAGCAATTCAATTTTGCGTAAAATCAGTAGTGGTTACCTCATACCAAATACGACGATAGAATTACGCCAGTAGTTATGCGATATTCATCGGTTTGTATCCCATATAACCCGCGTAGATTTAGCGGGAGCACGAATCCAAATACAAAACTTATCGGAGTTTGAAGAACTACGTTGTAAATATATTTTAAAACAAATCTCTAAAGAAGAGTTGGCGAAAACCATTTATAAAAATGACGCCGCCCGGAAAAAAATTACTGAGATGCTGCATTTATATGAATTGTTTAGCGTGGTGGGGATTGAACTCTTTGCTAAATTACTGCAAAGCAAGAATACAAAAGCTGCGTATGAACAAGAGTGTTTAGAGCGAGTGGAAGAATACCATAAATTGCGGGAGTATTGCAATAAACAGTTTAAAACTATTAGTTTAACCTACAATCAAACGACTCCTTATGTTAATAAAATGTGGGTCATTTCGTCTAAAAAATATAAATTTACAACAGTGAAGAAGAAAACGTGTGAAGTTGCTAATGAAGTGGCTAATGAAGTGGCTAATGAAGTGGC